CCTGCTAATGCTGCTAAAGAGAACCAGAACGCGCTTATGGGCGTTCCATTGCAGGCGTTCCCAGAGCAAGACCATCAGGCTCACATAGAGGCTCATATGGCTCTTATGTCCACGCCAGCTATGCAGCTTAACCCTGCGTCCATTGTGAGCCTACAGGGCCACATACAAGAGCATATAGGGCTTATGGCTGAAAAGCAGGCACAAGCTCAGATCATGGAGAGAATACCTGCTGAAGTTCAGCAGAATCCAGAGCAAATGCAAATGATGATGCAGCAAATCAAGCCTCAGATAGATCAGATAGCTGCGGTTATGATTGCTGATATGGTTGAAAGCATGGCGCAAGCTGTAGAGCCACCGCAGGATTCTGACCCTCTTGTAGATATTCGTAATCAAGAGCTTCAGCTAAAGGCCGCTGACATGCAGAGAAAGACCTCTGAGTTTGAAGCTAGGCAGGAGCTTGAGCGAGAAAAAGAACGCAATAACGTATTGGTTGACCAGCAGAGAATTGACGTTTCAGAAGCGGCCTTAGATGACAAGACTAGAATTGCAGAAGAGCGAATTCAAACTCAGCGCGACATTGCCTCTATGAATGCTATGAAAAATGCCAGATGACAAAGTTGTAAATTTTCCTATGACAAGTGAAGTGGATCGACAATTTCTTGATTTAGAACGTCAAAAAGAAAAAATACGTGAACAACTTGAAGATATATTAAGCCTTAACGAAAGTTTTACAGATAGGAATGAAAAATGAGTTCTTCAGTAAGAGGAAAAATGGCAGAAGTTAACAAAGCAGCCAATCGTGCCGCAAGAAACCCAACGCCAGTTATTAAGACAGAGGTAAAGTATGAAGCCACACCGCCTGTTGCGAAAGAGCCTTCAGTCCAGCCAAAGCCCAAAGAACCAGCCAAAAGACAGGCCAAGAAAAAGACCGCGTTCTATAAAAAGATTTAGTAAAATATCAAAACCCCAAAAGTTCCACGGGGTTTTATAGCTTTTTACTTATAATCCTTGTATATCCCGAACAATTGCATACTATGTAGGCGGGAGAACAAGTATGGACGCTATACACTTAGCTGAATATCTATTGAAAGAAATAAGAGAACGTGATGCCCGTCTAAAAGACAGGGTTGCGGACGGTTCGGTATCGTCTTGGGACGAATATCGGTATCTTGTGGGCGAAATACGCGGCATGGCCTACGTTGAGGATTTAGTAAAAGCCGCGATGAAAGGCATAGAGTTAGACGATGACTAAAAAGTTGTTGGTTCCAGACCACGTTGCAAAAGCAGCACGAAAAGTTAAATTATCCAAGCCCTTAGAGGCAGCATTTAAAAACCCCGCTGAATCAAGCGAAGTTGAGGATAATAAAAACGTTGATGACCCTTCAAACATAGAAGTTTCTGTTCTTGAACGTTTGCCGCAACCTACAGGGTATAGAGTATTAATTATTCCATATTACCCTAGCGCAAAAACCAAAGGTGGTTTGTATATTCCAGACCAAACTAGGGAACGTGAATCCTTTGCTACAGTATCCGCTTATGTAGTTAAGCTGGGTCCAGACGCATACAAAGACGAACAAAAGTTCCCAAGTGGACCCTATTGTGAAGAGAAAAACTGGGTTCTTATAGGCAGATATGCTGGGAATAGGTTCAAAGTGGACGGCCTTGAGGTTAGAATCATAAATGACGATAACATTATAGCCACCATCCTTGACCCAACAGACGTTTCGTATGTATAGAGAATTAGGGAGCAAGGAATATGTCTATGGCTGAAGAAAACATTGATAGCGAAGAGCTAGAAGGCGCAACAGTAGAACTTGATGACGAACAAGTCTCAGGTGCTGAAGCGTATATTGGCAACGCCGTTGACGTAACTGATGAAGTTAATCAAACCCGAACAAAAGCTCGTAAAAAGTCAGATGGCGATGACGAACTGGAAAACTATAGCGAAAGTGTCCAGAAGCGTATTAATCAGCTAACGGCAAAACGAAAAGCTGCTTCAGAAGAGGCAGATGCTGCTGTTCAGTATGCTCAGAAAATTCATCAAGAAAACCAGCAGATGAAAGCTAGGTTAGACCAGCTTGACCAAGGATACAGGGCTGAATACGAAGGTCGAGTTGTATCACAGGAACAGCAAGCTAAACGTGCATTGACTGAAGCGCATGAGGCGGGTGACTATGAAAAAGTTGCCGATGCCCAATCAGCTTTATCGCAAGTTGCGATAGAAAAAGAGCGCATTAGATTGCAGACTGCCAAAGCTCAAAGAGTAGCGCAGCAACGTCAGCATGAAGCAGAGCAACAACAACATCAACAGCAACAGCAACAGCAGTATCAACAACAGCAGCCTCAAAGACAGGCGGCTGATCCTAAGTTGGAAAAATGGCTTTCAAAAAACGATTGGTTTGAAAAAGACACCGTTATGAATGCCGCTGCTACAGCCATACACAAGCAAATCGTTAATGATGAAGGCTTTGATCCTTCTACAGACGAATATTACTCTGAAATAGACAGGCGTATCCGCAGGGAAATGCCTCACAAGTTTCAGGCGAGACAACAAAACGCCCAAGTTGTTACGCCTGCGTCTGGTAACGGACGGTCTTTAAAGTCTGGGCGGAAGAAGTCGGTGGAATTAACGCCGGGACAGGTCGCATTTGCTAACAAAATGCGGATACCTCTTGAAGTTTACGCTAAAGAGGTTGTTAAAATTGAAAGTAGGGGTGAGTAACATGGCAACTAGGTCAGCGCGTGATTCAGAATCACGGGGAAACGCAGAGCGTGTTCAACAATGGCGACCCGGTTCAGCTTTGGATGCTCCAGAGCCGCCTATCGGCTTTAAACATAGATGGATTCGTGAATCTGTCATGGAATACGACGATAAGACTAACGTTCATAAAAAACGGCAAGAGGGATGGGAACTTGTTCGCGCTGAAGAGTATCCCGACTATGTTGGCCCCGTCATTGACGAAGGAAGAAACGCAGGCACCATTGGTGTTGGCGGATTAATTTTGGCCCGAATCCCTATAGAATTAGTTGAGCAGCGGAATAACCACTTTAATACAGTGGCACAAAATCAAATGGACGCTGTTGACCGCGATTGGATGCGGGAAAACAACGCTCTTATGCCGAAATCGGCACCACAACGTAAAACTTCTGTGAGCTTTGGCTCAAGAGGTTCTAAACAAGGAGATTAACGATGGCGAATCAAGACGCTGCATTCGGTCTTCGTCCAGTGAAACGAATTGGGGGAACTCAATTCAATGGTGGACAAAGCCGTTATCGTATCGCCAACAACTACGGAACTGCAATTTTTCAAGGTGACATGGTTATGCAAGTAACTGGTGGAACAGTGGAAATTCACGCTGATGGCGGAACCGTACCTATTGTTGGTGTGTTTAATGGTTGCAAATTTACTGACCCTACATCTGGGGAACAGGTATTTAGCAATTCATACCCTGCAAGCACTGCTGCTGCTGACATTATCGCTTTTATCATTGATGACCCTATGGTTGTTTTTGAAGTCCAATGTGATGCTGCATTCCCAGTAGCTGATTTGTTTGGCAACTTCGATATTGTCTATACTACCGCAGGCAACACCAAAAGCGGTGTCGCAGGTTCTGAACTGAAAGTCACTGACGGTGGAACGGCTACTACTTTGCCGCTCAAAGTCATTGATATTTCTGAAGACCCAGAAAATAGCGATGTAGGCTCCGCAAATACCAATGTGTATTGCGTCATTGAAAACCATATATTCGGCGTCAAAGGCGCTGGGTTAGCGTAAGGAGCTAAACAATGGCTATTTCACGTTCACAGCTAGTCAAAGAACTAGAGCCGGGACTTAACGCGCTTTTCGGAATGGAATATAACCGTTACGATAATGAGCATGCTGAAATCTTCGACACAGAATCGTCAGATCGTGCGTTTGAAGAAGAAGTTATGCTGTCAGGTTTTGGGAATGCTCCCACAAAAACCGAAGGCGCAGGCATATCGTTTGATGATGCTAACGAAGCGTACACCGCTCGTTACACACATGAAACGGTGGCACTGGCATTCGCTCTTACTGAAGAAGCGATTGAAGACAATCTGTATGATCGTCTTGGCGCTCGTTACACAAAAGCACTTGCCCGTTCTATGGCGCATTCTAAGCAGGTTAAGGCCGCTGCGGTTCTTAACAACGCTTTTAATTCGTCATTCACAGGTGGTGATGGTGTAGAACTTTGTTCAACGGCTCACCCGTTGGCTCAAGGTGGTACATTCCGTAACGAACCATCTACTGCGGCTGACCTCAACGAAACTTCGCTTGAAAATGCTCTAATCGACATTTCAGCGTTTGTGGATGAGCGGAATATGATTATTGCTTTAAAAGGCACTAAGTTGATTATTCCACCACAGCTTCAGTTCATTGCAGATCGTCTGCTGGAATCGACCTTGCGTGTTGGCACATCTGATAATGATGTAAACGCACTTCGCAACATGGGTATGCTCCCAGAGGGTTACACCATTAACCACTTCCTGACCGATACTGATGCGTTCTTCCTGAAGACTGACGCGCCAAACGGCTTTAAGCACTTTGAGCGTTCTCCCATGCGTACAAACATGGAAGCAGACTTTGACACAGGAAACATGCGCTTTAAAGCGCGTGAGCGTTATTCGTTTGGGTTTTCAGACCCACGTTGCGTATTCGGCTCACCCGGAGCGTAACACGAACAAGTGTTCTAGTTATGAAGGAGGGCAGTCTAACTGCCCTCTTTCTTTTTTTTGTTTATTGTGTATTATTTGTTTATTCCTGACAGGCGCATTGGGCGTCTGACTTAACCCACGACAGGAGACACTCATGGGTAATTCTACTTTTAGCGGACCAGTACGTTCAGAAAACGGCTTCCAGCAAGTCACGAAGAACACAACAACTGGCGCAATTACACCTTCACAATTTGCCCTGCAAACAATTGCCACTACAGGCAATAATGTCGTTGATACCAGCACAGGCACAGCCGCAGGCGCAAATAACGCCAGCCTAGACACTGGCGCAACAATCTTTGGCATTGTGCCAAATGCAATTGGTGCGGGTGTGCCAAAATCTGGTACAAACCATTTTGTGAGCAAGGTTGACGGAACAATCGTATCGACATGGATTATTGACCTTCAGGCTGGCTATAAAAGCGGTGGTGCTGCTGGTGACGCTATTGGTACGGCTGGCGCAGCTTCAGCACACATTGGAACGATTACTAAAGAAGTAAACGGCATTCCAATGCTCATCGAAATGGGCTGTGTCGAGGTTCCAACTGGCGGCGATCCAGACATTAACCTAGATTGTTCAGCCACAGGAACTACAGCACAAGACGCAGCATTGACAAGCGGTACAAACCTCTTGAACAACGGCGACCTATCTTTAGGCTTTTACACCACAGCAGATGCTGGGGCTACTCTTGCTGCTATGACTAAGAAATTTTTGTATCTCACCACTGGCGCTGCCACTGACGCAGCGTACACCGCTGGCAAAGTATGGATTCGCATCACTGGAATGAACGTAGACCACGATAACGGCTAAGGAATGATGAAATGGCTGATGCTGTAGCAACACAAAAAATCATAGATGGCGACAGAAATGTTGTTCAGAAGTTTACCAATGTATCTGACGGTAGCGGTGAATCTGCTGTTGTTAAAGTTGATGTAAGTACTTTAGCCAAAAACTCACATGGCACCGCCTGTACTGGCGTTGTCATTGAGGAAATTTGGTGGCAGTGCATTGGCATGAAGGTCCAAATACTTTGGAATGCTTCTACAAATGTATTCTGCATTGAACTTGGCGAAAACCAAAGCGGCAACCATAATTACTCAACTTTTGGCGGCTTAACGAACAACGCTGGAAGCGGGGTAAATGGTGACGTTTTGTTTACAACCGTTGGTCATACTTCTGCTGACACATACACTATTATTCTGAAAATGAAAAAAGAGTATGGTTGATGGGTGACGAACCTATCAAAAGAAATAAAAAGAATTACCGCCCCACTAAGTCTGGGGCGGGAATGACAAAAGCTGGTGTGGCTGCGCATAAACGTGCAAACCCCGGATCTAAACTTAAAACCGCTGTTACGGGAAAGGTAAAGCCCGGAAGCAAAGCTGCCAAGCGGCGCAAGTCTTATTGCGCACGTTCCGCAGGCCAAATGAAGAAATTTCCTAAAGCTGCTAAAGACCCTAATAGTAGACTTCGCCAAGCTAGAAAAAGGTGGAAATGTTGATGGCATATTCTCGCAAATCCAAAGGTTCTTCTAAGAAATCTAAAGGAAGTAAGATTTGTCCTGCGGGAAAAGCATGGGCAGAAAGAACGTTTGACACGTATCCATCAGCTTACGCAAATATGGCTGCTTCTAAATACTGCAAAGACCCAAATTATGCCAAGGGTAGCAAAGGAAAGAAAAAATGACGCTATCCAAGGGAAATAATAAAAAGGTTAAAAAAGTTATAAAAGGTTTAAAAAAAGCCTCTAAGCTACATGCGGGACAAGCTAGTACCCTAAAGAAGATGGTTAGTTCCCCTACCAGAACTGGTAGGAAAAGATAATGGGCGAACTAAAAAAGTGGCGTGAACAGAATTGGGTAAGAATAGGAACTGATGGTGAGATTAAGGGTGAGTGCGGCA